TTCCATCATCCACATTAGTGGTTGAAAGAGTAACAGTAAAATTACCACCTTCATCTACAGCACTAGCAGATACTGATACAGTATATGTTGGAACAGAAGAACTAGATCCCACAAAACTCATCATAGAAGAATAGGCAACTTTCGTTGCTTTAACATCAGCACCACCTTCTAAAAGATCTGTATAATATTTTTCACAATATACTACCTGACCTGCAGGAACCATAAAAGATCCTACAACTGTACCAGCATAATCCTTTCTAGTTACAAGTATATTATCATCACCACTATTAAAAAGTCGTACAACAGGAGCATTGCTGACAGTAGTTAAAGATGTTAAATCTGTTTGTTCCGATAATATTTTCATTTTGTTTCCCCTTTAAGATTTTCAATAAAAGTAAGATGGGCAGATGATTTCATTTTTGGTGGTTCAATTATATTTACAGTTTCTATTTCATTAAACTGTATACCATCAGTATAAGTTTCTATATTGATACCACCTTGTGTTTCTTCTTTTAATTTTGTTCTCTTATCCATCTTCTCTTTTAGTTTATCTGCAAACTTCTTTCCTCTCCTAGCAAGTTCAATTCCAGCACCAAATACACCTGCAGTTAAACCAAGAGCAACTTTACTACCATCAATCTCTTCTATAGTATTACCTTTTGGTTTATAAGAAGCATTTATTATTGGGTTCTTTTTAGGATTTACTTTTTTCTTTGCTTGAGCACCACCAAGTGTCATCATCTTTATTAAATCAACTTCACTATAAGTTTTACTAGGAACTGATTTTACAGGTGGAATACCCCAATTATTTCTAAGTCCACTTGGATTTATGATTGTGCCACCACCTTCATAAGCACCTTCTCCAAAACTATTTACTTTCTTCTTTGCTGCTTTAGTTAGTTGATCAATAGCAGTATTTGCTATATTTTTAACACCAGTTTGCAGTTGTTGTTTAACCTCTGGTTTATTAAATTTGTTTGCAGCTCCCTCTAATTTACCTTTTATATCTAATGCGTCTTTTTTAAAACTATTAAATGTTCTAGATTTGGTAAGATTTTCAAATTCATTACTTATTTGCTTCTTTAAATCTTCTTTAACTAACTCACCACTTTTCAATACTTTATGTCCAGAAGGAATTGACTTACACATCTGCTCATCATTGCAATAATATTGACCTTTTGGACATCCCATAGTAATTGGTATTATTCGTCTTTATTATTTAGAATACCTTGCTTCAGCATTTTCTGCAATTCAGTTGTACTACCAACAAATACTGCATTGTTAGTTACGTTATTTGTAGTTTTAGTTTTTTCTTCATCAACTTCTTTAACTTTTTTCTGCAATTCCATTAACTTATCAGTTGTATCAGCAACAGACTTAATGATCTGTCCTGCAACTTCATATGCTCTTGGACTTGCACTTTCACCAGCAAGTTCCATAATTCCATTAAGAGATTCTTGACCTTTCTCGATTAATGAATATAAGTTTGCACGAGTATATTGATAGTCCTTATCAATGTCACCACTTACATTTCTAAGTTCGTCTTTCCTTCTAACACAACCACCTTCTGGTGTATCACTTACTTCAATAGCAGTTTCTGTATTAAAAGTATCATTTAAATCATCATAATCGTCTTTCATCGGTAAGTATAATCTCCAGTAGATGTATCTAATCTTTGTTTCTTTTCTGGATTGGGATCAAAAGATCTCCAAGTTTTAGGATTATTCTTAAAGTAAAGTTTTACTTCTGGTTCATTAAGAAATTGTTTTTTTAATTCTTCCCTACCTTTCACATTATCCATAATATCATTAGGGTATCTATTACCACTTCCTAGATTATGGCTTGGTGGACCGTGATGACCATAAGACCATTTACCTGGTTCCTTTTCTTTACCTGTTCCAAATGGCTCAACAGGAATCTTTTTTATTTTTTTTGATTCTTCTGAAAATTGATTAAAACTTTTCATTATAGATCTACCTTACGAGTTGGACTGAAATCTTTAGAATCTCCAAAGAATGTTCTTTCTTCAGTAAATCCAAAATCGTCACCTGGTGGAATTAATGGGTCATCATACTGATCAATCACAGTATCTTCATTATAATCTTTTTTCGCTTTAGCAGCTACTGTATATCTCATTTCACGAGATGCAGTTCTTGTATTAGTATCAGTGTAGTAATCCAACTGAACCTTACGAATAAGACCGTCTGTAGAATCTGCAACAGGACCAAACATAAAGGTCTTTGCTGTAAAATTGAGTGTATAAATTAATGCTCTTCTAGTTTCAAAATTACCTTCATAGTCATCACTGAAATTAATACTATCAAGAACCATTGGAACATCTCTTTTTTCACCAATAGAATTAACTAAATCAATAGTTAATGTAAATCCTGGTTGGAAGAATGGTAATACCTGTTCAAGTATCTGTAGGGAATCATCTTGCAATTTAGTAAGAATATTTAATTCAAATCCCAAATTATATGGAACTGGCATAAAAACTTTCTTTACCTGTTTACCATCTTTAACTTTAAATGTTTGAGTTACACCCGTTTTTCTACTAGGGTCATAGGTAATATTATTAACCTCAAATGACATTCTAGGTAATGATAATTGAGTTGCCTTATTAAGATCGGGTTGTTGCTGTATTCTTGCTAAGAATTTTTGTCTAGGTCCATATGATACAGGAACCTTCATTTCATTTATATCTTTACCTGCAGCATCTTGATGGCGTATATGAACATCATTAAATAATGTACCAAAAGCAATAACAGTCTTTCTTATTATTTCGTGATAAAAATAGGTTCCTAACATTATACTTGTCCAAATGGGTTGGATTCAGTGAAGTCCAAAATATCGTCACCAAAGGTTTGAAACTCGTCACCTGAGTTATATTTATCATCAACATCTGTTGCATCATATGAAGCAACAGTATATCTTGCACCAGAAGTTTTACCAACTATCTCTTCACCAACATAGAATCCAAATACGGTAGATCCTATTCCAACATTAGATAACTTAAGAACATCAGTATCAGCATCCCAAGATTTAACTCTTCCTCGTGCATATGAATTGACACCCTCAATTTCTTCATTAAAGAAGAATGTACCTATACCACCCATAGAAGATGGTGGATCAACAGTTACATCTGGTAATGTTGAATATCCACGACCTGGATCTTGAACATATATGCTTCTAACAACAGTATCACTACCAACATAACCAATTGATGCTATACCAACAGCAGTTGTTCCAGCACCTGGTTGACCAACAGTAATATTTGGTTCTGTACCATATCCAACCCCACCATCAGTAACGTTAAATCTAATTACACCATTATATACAGTTTCTACAGAACAAGTAGCAGCAGCACCAGAACCACCTCCACCACTAATCGTGATAGTTGGTGTTGAATTATAACCTGCACCAGCACTAGTCATTAATATCTTTTCAATTGAAGTAACATTTGCTTTAGTAGTTAATATACCAACAGCTCTTGCAGTATCTCCAGTAGGAGATTCTGTGAAAGTAATGGTTGGTTGTGATGTAAATCCATATCCATCATTGTTTAAGAATATTTCTCTAACATACCCAACACCAATCGTAGCCATTACTGTTGTAGTTCTTCCTACACCGACTAATTTAAGTGTACTAATAACTCCTTCATCTTGAACTTGAGTATCAATAATATCAATAGAAGTATCAATAACCTCATCCTCATATTCAAAGAGTTCACATTTAAGTTGATAAACGTAGTTCTTACCTAACTGATAAAATGGATCTTCATGTTCTACAAACTTAACTTCAAATAATCTTGCACCAAGTGGAAAATATATTAAATCCCCCTCTCTAGGTCTAGTAGCAAGTGCTATTCCAGCATCAGGATCTCCAACATTCGCTGCTAAAAAAGGTGCAATAAAATCTTCAAATCTTTCTTTGGAAAGTGTGAGAGTTAGTTCATCCCTCAAACTCATTCCAAATTTAGTCATTATATCACCTTGACCACTATACCCATCATAGGTATTCACATATGCTTCTATAGCAAAATTATCATCAAATTTAGATGATTGTACTTCATTTAATATATTATCTGTATCTACAAATTTTCTTGGAATATATGTAACTTCAACACCATACATTCTTAATTGCTCATTAATTAGATCTTGAGCTAATCTTTGTTCAGATGATGATCCTTGTAGAAAAAACGGATTTAATGCCATATCTCATTAACCTACAAAATCATATGGGGGCAACTCATACTCTGAAGTCATCCTAGATCTTAATGCTTCTATATCTCTTTCAGCATCATCGTAGATTTCTCTACCATTAAGTTCTATACCACCTGGTAACTTAACTCCTTTAAATTTAATTAAATTTTGTCCCCATTGTCTCTTTATGAGAGCAGTAAGATATTGCTTGAGAAAAGGATCATTATAAACCTGAGTAAATGATGTTGGATCTAATGCCCTATAGCAATCAAGAACTAACCAATCATCAGCAGACTCTACCCCCCAATCAATATCCAAATATAATCTATCTTGTCTCTTATTAAACCTTACTTGTTTATCAGTAGTAAGTAGAAAATCAATATCCTCAAGATATGATTTTGTCATTGCATACTGAAGTAATTCTATAGAATTAAACTGATAAAGATCATTTAAGAACAACTGATACTTGATACTAAACATTCCACCAGATATGGAACTACTATCAAATTTAAATATTTTTTCTACACCAACTACAGAATCTGGAACTTGTATAAAATTAGAAGTTTCATACCAATTACTTGCGGTAGTACCATATCCACTTATACTTGTAGATGTTGCTGTTGTTGTTACAATACCAACTCCGTCAGTATTTTTTGCTTGTCCTCTATCAATATCTTCCTGAGTAAGTTTATATTTAAGATACATTCTCTCAACACCGTCAAAATGACGTTCATTAAAGAGTTGAATGGCATCATCAACTAAATCATCTATTTGATCATCATCTATATTAATTTCCAATACAGGAGCACCCAGCTTCCTTAAACAGTAATCGACTAATTGTGTTCTACTTGCTGGTTTTGCCATCTTTAAGTTTCAGTTTCCGATTTTCTTCTTGTAGAGAAATTATTTCTTGTTGAAGATTTTTTTCTTCCTCTTCAAAATCATTTTTTAATGTCTGTAGTTTTGCTTCCAAAAGTACATTTTGATTTAATGATTGTGCCAATTTATTATTATATAAACTGACAAGGACATTAACATCAACGTCACCATTATTTTGTTTCATAATCTGTTGGGTTAGAATGTACCCCCATCAAGTGTAGAAGTCCAATGAGGCTTATTAGTATATATGGTAGTAATTGTAGATGGTATTACAGAAAGATTTTCAATAGATCCATTCTGACCTTCTTTTCTTATATTGTAACTATTCGTAAATGTTCCTTCAACACCAACTAGATCAATAGAAGCACCATTAGTTACTGCAGTCTCAACTACACCATAAGCATTACTACTATCTTGTCTTACAATATCACCAATTGCAACCGTTACATTAGATGGTAATGCAAGAGTATTTTTAGTAACAGCAGTCAAAATCTGCTTAGATGTAATTATAGGAGTTGCTGGATTATTAGTTGAGGTCTGTAATCCATTCTCATCAAAGTATACAGCACCGTGGGTATTATAATCAGCAGTCTGATAATAGATACCTTTAATATCTAAGAAACCTCTTGTTCCTGATACTGTATTACCTGTTGTACTTGCATCTGGAACATAAGTCCAAGATCTTTCTGGTGCATTACTTCCAGTATTTCCATCACCGTCTACATAACCAAAATAACCAGTTTTATTATTTGCAGTACCAACACCAGTATTATAATTAAATGCTATACCACGATCTGTATTAGTGTCATAAGCATGAGTAATTGTTAATTCTGAAGTTGTTGTAATACCTGCAGTAGTTGATCCCTCAATAGTAATAACTTTATTTGTGGTATTGACCTCAGTAATAGTTGTTATTCCACTATTTGGTAATGAAGTATGATTACTTACAACGTCACCTGTATTGATACCAACAACAGAATCAATTGTAATTGTACTAACACCAGTTGTAACTGGAGCAGTAACTACTCTAGAACTAGTAACATCACCAATAACAAATATTGGATCATTAACTGTTACAGCAGTTGAGTTAACTGAAGTGGTTGTACCATCAATTTGTAAGTTACCTTTGATGATAACATCACCTTCATTACTTAATCCATCTGGATATGGGTCAATAAACAGTTTATCTCCACTACCACTGACAGAAGATATAACATTATCTTCAATCTTAACTTTACCAAAGTATGATGAAGTAGATACATTTAATGGAGTAGTAAACTTAACTTGCTTACCAGTAGGACTGGATACTACTACTTCATCATTACCATTCTCATCATATTCAATTTGAACATCTTTATCCGAACCAAAAGATAATATTGTATCATCTACAATATTAATATGCCCTGTTCCTGTAGTCTCAAATATAACATCACCATCAGTATCTGTGGATGATACAGTATTACCATCCATTCTAAGATTATCTACATTCCACTGATCAACTCTTCTAGTATTATCAAGAACAGCAACTATACCACCATCACTATTTCTTGTATTTTGAACACCAGCAATTGCACCTGGTGTATGCTCCATCATAGAAGCGTAATACTGACCAGCTACAGGGAATACGTTATTACCGTCATCTCCAACAAATATTCTATCTTTATATTGATTAACTCCACCGTAACTGCCAATACCAGTCACATAGGCCATTTCACCCCAACTTAGACTGGCAGGTTTGGTGGTTCCAGAGGATCGTTTGATCCTAATAATGCTAGCCATTTAGAAATTTCCCCCGTTGATGTCTAAATTCTGTTCCGAGCCTGGAGTTAAGGTTAATGTGGCATCCCACTTTTGTGTCGCTCCATTGTAAACTAAAACCATTCCATTGAGTAAGTTCGTGGCATTAACGTCACTAAGTTCAGCAAGCGATAGTCCTTGAGCACCAGCTAGTGATGAAAGAACCTTAACAGCATTTTGTTGACCTACTCTGACCTTAATATCTGCCATTTATGTAAGCAATTCAAGAATCTATCTATTATTTATGTTTTACGATTAACTAACTCATGAAGTAAAGATTTAATCTCATCAATATCTTTCTTCATATTATCCAATTCTTTTTTCTCAGATAATTTTCTATTTCTACTATTAACATAGTTGAAATATCCTTGAGTATCCATATTAACTATAGCACCTGTATTTTCATCACGAAATAGGTTTTTATTGCCTTCAACTTGTATCATGTTACTTTTGATTTAGTGTTACGCTTTACCTTAAACCTATTATTAAATAAATCCATTTCCTTCATAGGATCTCTAATAAAAGGAAGATTTTTAGGATAATTACTACCAGGTCTTACATTCCCATGAAATGGACTTTCCCGATTCTGAATTTCCGTTATAAACCTTTTAAAGGATTTCATTATGCTAAAGCGATTGCTCTAAAGTCTTTGATTCTTACAGGAACACATTCATTAGTAGATGTCATTACTATTTTAATAGTAAATCCATTGAATTGTTCTAAATCATTTGCAGTAAACTGATACTCTGAGAAATCATTCTTACCATTTGGTTTAACATAAGCATCTGCAGTTCCATCACACTTAGAAATATCAATCATTTCATCACCAAACCCATCTCCATCAAGATCAATCATATTCTTATATCCAGGGAATGGTCTGTATACTTGTGAAACTTCACTAGCATCAGCACTAAACAATCTATAATAAACACGGAAATCTGCTTCTGGTTGACGATTAGCAGCAACAAATGCCTTAATCGAAGTAGCAGGTTGTGATAGATTGACCTTTTTGGAAACAAATATTGAACCATGTGGATCTCCACTTAATTCATTTGTTTCTGAATCAGTAGCATAATCTGAAATAGGACTATTAATCTTATTTCTACCTAAGATGAATGTAGAATTCTTAATGTCTAATACTGGAGATAAATTCTTATCTGTTGTAGACATATCAACTTTTAATGCTAATGATTTTCTTCTAGGAAGATTTTGCAATCTTAATGCTTCATTAACTTTAGATGCAACTAATCTTGGAGTTGGGAAGAATGTAGTTTCATTTAATATAGTTGGTTCAAAACCTTGATCAAGGAATGATACTTCATTTCCACCTGCACTTGTTCCACTAACAGTTCTAACAGAAGTAGCAACTCTAGTTCCTTTGCCTGGAGTAATTACATTAAACTGTGCTGAAAGTGAACTAAACTGATGGTTTTGCGAAACACCAACATTATTACCACCAATACCTCTTTCATCAGTGAAACATAGCATAGTGTTTCCATTATTTCTAGAACTAGTTCCTCTATCAATTTGTAAGTAATAGTTATCAACATTTCCTGATTCTGTTAAAATAGAATCTGAAGGTTTAACTAAACTTGTATTAATACCAATTAATGGGAATCCATTAATTTCATATGGTTGAATATCAGTACCTGAAGGGTGTGAAGAAACTGGAGATCCTTCCAATCCTCTACTACTAATCGTTAGAGTACCAATATTAACATTATATGAAATGATTTCACTACCAATTAATGCTTGACCACTAGATGTTGAAACACCAGCAAATCTGGCAAATGCCATAGTACTTGCTACAGATACTAATGTACCATCTGGAGTTAGATCTTCACTAGTTTGTGTAACTATTGTATCAGGTTTAATTCCTGCAATTGCTATTTGATTATTACCACCATGATGTCCATGATTAGCTTGAATAACCTCAATTACATTACCTTCATATAATGGGCTAGTAACAACAGAGTTAGTGTTAGTTTTAACTATGATATTAGCACTGTTCATAGCAGTTCTGGTATCATTAGAAGCACCATAATGAACAAACTTTTCACCACCTACAAATTTTTCACCTTGAACATCAGTTAGATATAGGGTATCAGGTTTAGTACTTGTTATACCGACTGCAAATCTAGCACCATCGCCAGAATTAAAACTTGCCCAAGAATCATCTACTGTGAGAAGATCACCAACAGAATATCCTTTACCATTTAAGTTAATAGAACTAATAGCAGTTATTTTCTGATAAGTTTCTAAAGCTGCGTCACTACCAATTGTTAATGATGCAGTAGCTCCACTACCACCACCAGTTAATGCCTTTAAAGGAACATTAGTTGATGCATCTAAAGAATACCCACTTCCACTATTAATAATATTAAGTGGATTTCCTTTAAGTGGATCTTGGTTAAGATTTGATCCATCATAGTCACCCCAAATAGGAGCAGCAACTTTTTCTATAACACCAGTAATACTATCATCTTCTTTATCAGCAGGAAGACCTGTACTAATTTTTCTTCCAACAGATAATTGAGATTCATCACCCAAATCATAGTTAGCAATTGGCCATTCAACTTCTACACTTACCTTTCTAGGTAAGGTTCTAATTGGATTATTAGATAATGATTGTGTATTTTCATTACCTGGTTTAATTGAACTATTGTAGAAAGTAACTGTACCAGATTCAACAAACTCTGCTTTATAGAGTTTAAAGGTTAAATCTTGATATTGGCTTGGAGTCCAAATAGTTCCGTTTTGTGACTTAAATAAACTACCACCAATATATTGCTTAGTAACAACAACACTCTCAACATCTGGAAGATTTGAAGTTCTAACAGTCTTCTGACCCATTGTTGCAACCCACATCTCATACAAATCAGATCCAGGTGATAAGAATACTAATGCATATTCCCTTCCTGCCTCTAGATAAACTGGAGATGGGAACTTAATATTTGTTGCTACCGAAGCATCCGTTGATGTTTGAATATCATTAGGATTTAATGCTACTTGTGCAAAGTCTTGAACAAGCCAACTAGTTGGTGTTCCTAACTCAACTTCTCTAAGTTCTACAAATACTTTAGCATTTGGATCTTTAGTTGCAAAATAAACATCAAACGATGATAAGAATGCACCAGTTTCATCAACAGTAAATGTTTGTGCTAAAGGATCTCTATAAGGTGCTTCAACTCTAGTTGTAGATGAAGTTTGATTTACAGAAACGCTAGTTGTTATCTCATTAGGTTTCTGTGCTGGTGGGGGTGGATTTCTAACTCCAACAGTTGATGTGTCTTGAGTTATAATCGTACCAGTTCCTGAGTATGTTCCAGAAGCATCACTAGCAAATGCAGTGCTTCCAGGTAATGTAACTGTTCCTGGAGGTGTTGCAGTTATCTTGAATGTTTTAGTTCCTGAGTAGAATAATACTGGTGGTTGTGGTGTTTGATTTGCTTCTCTAAAGAAGAACGCTCCCAATACATCTCCCCAGTTATCTGATATCAATTCTACTTTAGATACTGTAGCAGTTGCTCCACTATCACCAACTATAGTACAACCTTGAGTAACATATCCAGTATATGTTGTATCATTAGCTAATGCATCAATATCACAGTTAAATAACTTAGAAGTTGCTGAATATGAAGATGCTGGTGCAGGTCTATCTCTATCGTAAGGGTCAACTGAATATGCTTCAACACTTACAGAAACTGTGCCCATTCCAGTTGGAATTGCACCTATACTAGCATCACCAAACTTATGATTAGGTGCTTTAACACGAACATAACCAATTTGAACACCATTGTTTAATATTCTAGCATTTTCTCCAACAACAAAAGCACCAGAAACCATATCTATTTCGATAAGTTTAGGGAATATGTCTGGAGATCCACTATCCAAGTAATGATAATGTTTTGTTAATGGTTTTAATCCATTTGCAGAGAATGCAACGTTTCTAGAACGCATAAATGGATCTGCTTCCCCAGAAACTTTAACACTTTCAACATAATCAAATTCTTTAGTATTGCCTTCTAATGTATTTGAAAATGAAGTCTCTACTGTATTTGTAGTAGTTGTAGTTGTAGTAACTGTAGTATCAATATGATTACCTTCCCACCAACCTGGTCCATCAACTTCTTCTGGTACAACTTCAGTAGTTGATGTTTGTACATCAGTACTAACTGATGTGTTATCAGAAACAATATTTTGATGTTCTGCCCAAGTTGCACCTGTAGATTCAATTCTATAATCATCAATATAGATTGTTCTTGCCCAATTATCTGATGCTGGATCAAGCATAATGCCGCCAACAAAAACAATAACATTAAATGGGTTAATATTTTCTACTTGAGTTGCTTGTGGGTTTTCAATCCAACCAACTTCATTATAATCAAGAGTTAATAAATCTCCAGTCTTTGTACAATTTGGATCTAAAAGATTTAAATTAGCAGATAAATCTGCAGTTTCTGTATCAATACCATTAGCAAATGCTAATTCTGCTGGAAGTGACCAAAAATCAACTGCACTAATAAGTTCTTTATTAACAACATCTACATCACATCTAGAACCATCAGCATTAAAGTTGATAAAGTTCCTATCTTTAAAGTCATTTACAACAAAACCAGTCTTAAATCTATTAATTCCATTAGCATCAGTAACCATCAAAGATTTAGTATCAAGTTCTAATGCTGTAAGAGAAGTCATTATTTCGAGATTATCAATTCTCTTCTCCAATTTACCAATATCTCTCATGGTAAATCTTCTATTATCACGCAATTTAATAGTAGGTCCTGTTACTGGATTATAAAGATATGGAGGTAAATGTATTTGTGCAATCTCCATAGAGTCACCAACTTCTGTTGGTGGTGCAGGTTTATCTGCAGAAACACCCTTAATTAATTTAACCTGTTCAAATTTATTAATTACTAACTTATCAATTCTAGGTAGATAATAAGTATATCCTACAACAGAACTTTCGTCAGGTGCTATAACATAATTAATATCAGTTTCAAATACTCTTGCCTTAAATGCAAATGGTGATCTATCTGTTGTTGCAGATGGATCAAAAGGTTTAACCCTTGGTCTAAAGTCTAATATATCTGTTGCTCTATCAGCACCAATTTTAGGAACATCATAGGTATATCTATCTTTAGTATAAGAATTAGCAGTAAATACATCACCACTATTTCCACTTTGTACTTGATACTTATCAAA